TGGTCGATGCCAACCAGTTCATTGGAGACATCTACATTAAGCCTGCACGAAGCATTAACTTCATACAACTTAATTTTGTTGCTGTAAGAACCGGAGTTTCCTTTGACGAAATTGTGGGAAAGTTCTAGATAGAACTACTTAGTGCGGGAAATATGAACAGTCTTTATCATGGACGAGTGAAATCCGCGTATGGTTATCAAAGAGTCACATAAATAACTTGCAGATGCTTCCCTGGAAAGAGAACCGCGCGAAGGGCGCATAACGAAGGAGTATTGCCGTGAGCTTCAATGTCTACGAATTCCGATCACAAATGCAGGGGGATGGCGCACGTCCAAACCTCTTTGAAGTGCAGCTATCATTCCCTACATTCATCAATCCGGGTTCTGCAAACCGTAAGTTGTCTTTCATGTGCAAGACAGCATCATTACCAGGGTCCACCCTTGGACATATCCCCGTGATGTACTTTGGACGTGAAACGAAGCTGGCTGGAAATCGCACATTCCCAGAATGGACACTTTCTATCCTCAACGATGAAGATTTTGCAATACGCAATGCGTTTGAGAAGTGGATGAACGGCATCAACCGCCATGTCACGAACGTCCGCGACCAATGGGCAGGAAACTCACTCGGATACGCGACAGAAGCCCTCGTTAAACAGTTCTCAAAGACAGGCGACGTGTTGAAGACATACACGTTCACAGGTATATTTCCTGTTGACGTGTCGCAGATCGATGTGGATTGGGGATCGAATGATACGATTGAAGAATTCTCAGTGACCCTAGCATACCAGTATTTTACAAGTGTAGCAAAAGACAACACTGTTATCGTCTAAAGGACTGGGGGCTGCTTCGGCGCCCCGTTTTTTACTTTATTATGCGCTATTTACACCATATTGTACCGCTACATGAGTGGAGAAGGAAAATCAATCCTAACGCTACTCGCCACGACAAAGATTTCAATACCCCCCATAATGTTGTTTGGCTTACACTGGCACAACATGCTCAAGCCCACCTCCTTCTTTTTGAATTGAATGCTTTTACAGAGGACTTTATTGCAGGAAGAGGACTTGCGGGAATCATTGGGCATGAGGAAGTGGTCTTGGAAGTTTTGAGGATGAATGGCAGGTCAACGAAAGGTCGCAAGAGAACGCCGGAAACAATAGAGAAGCAGAGGATCGCAGCCCAAGAACGATGGAATAGACCAGGGCAAAGAGAAGCACAAAGAGCAAGAAATCTTGGTATAAATAATCCTTGTTACGGTAAACCCCAATCGAAGAAATCAAATAAAAAGAGAAGTGCCACTCAGAGCGGGGTTCCTAAATCAGAGGACCACAAGAAAAAGATTCGTGAAGCCCAGATAGGAGTTTCGAGACCTCAGACAAGAGGGAAACTCAATGGCAATTATCGTCATGGTAAATATACCTAAAGAAAGTTGGTGACTTTTGGCGTGGACATTATTTGGGTACTCATTAGGAAAAACTCCTGATGTAACAAAACTAGAGAATCCTGAGAAGCAAGCCCTCGTCATTCCTCAAGAAAAAATAGATGATGGCGCTATTACGATAACTCAGGGAAGTTATTACGGGACCTACGTAGATTTAGAGGGTTCTGTTCGGAACGAACTGGAACTCATCACCCGCTACCGCGAAATGTCCCTACATCCTGAGTGTTCAGAAGCGATTGAAGAAATCATCACAGAAGCAGTCACGCAAGATGATGATGGTGAAGTGGTGACCATCAATCTCGATAAACTCCTAATCGCGTCAAACATCAAGAAGAAAATCCAAGAAGGTTTTGACAAAATCAAGACAATGCTCAGTTTTCAAGACCTCGGTGAGGACTTGTTCAAGCGTTGGTATGTCGATGGACGACTGTATTTTCAAGTCGTCATTGATAAGTCAAAGCCCAAGGATGGGGTGCTCGAACTCCGCTATATCGATCCTCGCAAAATTCGCAAAGTCCGTGAAATCCTCAAGGACCGCGATCCTAAGACTGGGGTAGAATTCATCAAGGCGATTTCCGAATACTACGTCTACAATGATCGTGGACTTACAGCGCAATCCTATACCGCTTCAGTTAATCAGGGCACCCGTATTGCAACAGACTCCATCGTGTTCGTTCCATCAGGGCTCCTTGATGCGAAGTCCACCATGGTTATCGGTTGGCTGCACAAAGCCATTAAGCCGCTGAACCAACTTCGCATGATCGAAGATGCAATTGTCATTTATCGTCTCTCTCGTGCACCCGAACGCCGCATATTCTACATCGACGTGGGCACACTCCCGAAACAAAAAGCTGAACAGTATCTCAAAGACATCATGACGAAGTACCGTAATAAGCTGGTCTATGATGCGAATACTGGTGAACTCAGAGATGAACGTAAGCACCTTTCCATGCTGGAAGATTTCTGGCTTCCTCGTCGTGAAGGCTCCAAGGGAACGGAAATCACCACACTTCCTGGTGGTGAAAATCTCGGACACATGGAAGATGTCGAATACTTCCAAAAGAAGCTCTACAAGTCTTTGAATGTGCCCATTGGACGATTGGATGCACAGCAAGCCGGTGGTGGAATGGTGGGTCTCGGACGGGTCGCTGAAATCACACGCGATGAAGTCAAGTTCAACAAGTTCATTCACCGTCTCCGTAATAAATTTTCTCGTGTATTCGATGAAGCCCTCAAGCAGCAGATGGTCCTCACGGGGGTCTGTTCTTTGGAAGAGTGGGGAATCTTCCGCGAACAAATTTCCTACGATTTCAAGAGCGACAACAATTTTGCTGAAATGCGTGATGCAGAATTGCTACGTGAACGAGTCACGCTATTGTTGCAAGTGCAACCGTTCATTGGCACATACTATTCCAACATTTGGGTCAAGCGTCATGTCCTGCATCAGGACGATGAGGAAATTGAAGAGATTGCAGATGAAATTGAGGAAGAGACAAAGCGTGGAGAGTTGCCGATTGCCCTTCCTGGTATGCAAGGAGAGCAGCCCGGTGGAATGCCCGGTGCAGGGGGTCCAGGGGGTCCAGGTGGGGCCGCAGGACAAGCTGGTGCGTTCCCACAGCAGACACCTGAGGACAACACGCAGGACACAGGGGAACAACCAAGCGAATCACGAACCCCGGGGTTAGATAAGTCCGTAGAAAAAGCATTCAAGCGACGATAAGAATTACATAAATAACTGTAAGCTCGACAACTATTGGAGAACGCGACATGCTCAACGAAGGACCCGTATTTTGTTCCACCTATAAGTGCAACAGAAGCGCAAGCGAAAAGCATCCCGAAACAGGTAGACCTCTCTGTAATAAGTGTCTTGCAGCCGTTCCCCAAACGGGACTCAAGAAGGAAGCTGTTGAGTATGGTGATAAGAGGGACCACAAGGAAATCCAAATCTTCCATAAGGGCAAATATATGGCGACGACCTCATGGTCAAAGACTGCAAAGGAAGCAAAAGAACGATACTTGAGAGCACACCCAGAACATACAGCATCAGATGTTTACACAAGTTTCAAACCAATGAAGGAAGCAGTCGAACAGATCGACGAACTCAGCAAGAACACACTCGGAAGCTATGTGAAGAAGTCTGCGTCCTCAGTCCAGAAGCACTCTGCACAACTCGGATACTACGGAGCGAAGAGGGGTGTCGATAACCGAGCGATGGCCGCACAAGATAAGTCCAAAGTCTCCAAGAGAATCACGGGTATCAAACACGCAACCAATAGACTGATGAAAGAAGAACTGATGAAAGAAGAACTGATGAAAGAAGAACGGGGACCACATTTTGGTGGGCATGAGGCTAATTATCAACCGGGGGGAGCGCGGGCCCATTCGGGTTTTGGAAGCCAGTTTAGTTCTACTTATGCGGGTGAGGGACCTGAGGCACGGATTAAAAGGCGTGGGGGCAATAAAAACACCCTCAAACAACATGGTTATAAACACACCTCGGATAATAAGGAAAATCCTAATCGTCCACAGGAAATTTTTACACACCCCAGTGGTCACCGCACCATTCTACACCCCGCTGGAGCGACATGGGCCCACTATCAAAAAAATGGTGACCATAAATATGGAGAAACTACAGCCGATCTAGCCGCACACTTAGAAAAAGTTCATGGTGCATTGAAAGAAGAACGAGACCTCCAACAGTCCAGAGCACTCGCCTCGAAAATTCGTTCAAAAATAGTAAAAAAACAACTCAACAAAGCATCCAAAGAAAAGAAGGAGAATAATATGCACGAGCAATTCGCGCCAATCTGTGATTTCATCACACTTATCGCCAATCAGCAGCCAGGTGAAGCAACCCCAATTTTCAATGATCTCATGGGTGCTCGCGTGTTGGATGCAATGCAGGGCTACAAGCAGGAAATCGCTCAAACATTGTTCGCCCCTACTGCTGATAATCTCTCAGAAGAGACTGAGCAGATCGACGAACTCAGCAAGAGAACACTGAAGAGATATATTGGTAACGCGGTCCCCGATTTAGCACACCATGCGGGAATGTCTGGATATTACACCGGAAAGCCGATGTATAGGTCCTCTCAATTGAGAGACAATACCTCACAAGCGATGATAACTCATATTCGAAAAGAAAAGACACGTTCATCAGGTATTTCTAGGGCCGCCTCTAAGTTGGAAGAATCTGAACAGTTGGATGAAATGTCCACCCGTAAAGATTTTCAACAAGTCGCAGACGTGATTAAGGCCCATCCTAGTGCTGCAAAGCGCAAGGAACTCGCAACTCATCATGCAGGAATTTTCAAGGCACAGAATCCTCGTTTCGATCACAAGCGTTTCTTTGCAGCCGCGAATGCAGGCGAACCCGGAGTGTAATGAAGTATCCTGAAGAGTTTTCCCACGAAGCGGTCAATAAGCGTTCTCTCAAAGCTGCAAGAAGTCTTGACAGTTACCGACGTTCCTCGAAGGTCAAGACAGACCTCGACGATGCGAGAATGGACAAGAAGGAACGACGACCCTTGAAAGAATTCACTGAACTTCGCGCTGAATTGATCGATGAGAATGTAAGTGTTGCACACACCACAATGCCCCCGAACATTCTGATTCTCAGACGTAAGACCGTACGACAATTCCCAAACAACACGATGGTTGCTTTATACTTCAATGACAAGCTGAACCAGTACTTCTCGATTCCTTATGGGAGTGGGGTGGAAAGTGTTGTGAGCCCAGTCAACGTCAACATAAACGAGGAGCATCAACCAGGAGATAAAGTACGCTATCGTAGTGGTTCTGAAGCGCACCTCCGAGTGGGGACAGTTAAAAGCGTCGAAGCAGATCACATCATTGTGCAACGCGGTGGATTTAACTACAAAGTTCCACATAAAAGCGTCGTCTACAATGAACGCTCAGGATATAGACCCGAAGAAATGAATGAAGCTGTAGAACTTACAGAGAATGCGATCAGCCATCTCCAGAAAGTCAAAGCATTCGCTACGAATAAGCCTTTGTATCACAAAGACGGGTCTCAGACGAGGGTAGACCCCACAACCGCCAATGCCTTACTCACTGTGCATAGTGCCTTGCATCCTGATAATCGCAAGCAGTTTGCGGATGCCCTGGAACACTCAAAAGGAAAATTCAATCGTATGCTTGATTTTACTTGGCGCCAGGTTAAGTAATGAACGCCGTGACACTCATTGCCGAGGGCCGTTTCATTGATGCTGGTGCC